GACAGTTCCGACCGGCCTGAGTGCGGCAACGATCCTCGTCCTAATTTCGACGGCGGGATCGTCTTCGACATTCATTCCGTACGAGACCAACAACGCAAGTATTGACTACGCGCCATTTAGCGACGGGCGCGTGTACAGCGGAGCATTTGCTGGCGCTCGCTATGTATCGGCAGTCAACATGCCCGGCGGGACTTCGTACCGTCTGGACCCGTATGTTGTGGCTGCTCGTGGTTCTACGGTGGCGAGCAGTCACGCCACGTTTGTAAATGGCGCGAAGGTAGGCTCTAGCAGCCAGACATTCACACTCAATTCAACCATCCGAATCTCGGCGGATGGGTCCGCTTTTTCGGCAAGCCAGCGCACCTATCTGGCTGCTTTCTGGAATCGGGCGCTGTCGGACGACGAGCTATTTTCGTTGTCGCGCAACCCGTGGCAACTGTTCCAGCCGCGCAAGATATGGGTGCCGGTGTCGGTGGCCGGCACATCCCTTGCCCTCTCCGCGACCCCGCTATCCATCGCCGGCACGGTCTCCGCATCCGGCGACCTGGCCTACGAGACGGCGCTCGCCCTCTCTGCCAGCCCCCTCGCTCTCTCCGGCTCGCTGTCCACCACTGGCGACCTGACGATCACGCCGGCTGCCACGCTGGCCCTCTCCGCATCACCGCTGGCCATCGCTGGCACGCTGGCAACTGCCGGCGAGCTGGACTACCTGCTGCCCACGCTGGCGCTGTCGGCCAGCCCTCTCTCGATCACCGGCACGCTCGCCCCGACCGGCGAGCTGGCCTACGAACTGCCGACCCTGGCCCTGTCGGCAAGCCCGCTTGCCCTGTCTGGCACGCTGACGCCATCGGGCGACATCGACTACCAGCTGCCGTTTGCGCTCACCGCGTCGGCCCTGGCAGTCAGCGGCACGCTATCGGTCAGCGGCGACCTGAGCATCACCGACGAGATCCGGCTCACGCTGTCGGCCTCGCCGCTGGCCCTGGCCGGTGCGCTGGCTGTCGCTGGCGATCTCGACTACGTGGTGCCGACGCTGGTGCTGTCGGCGTCACCGCTGGCGCTTTCGGGCTCGGTGGCCGTCACGGGCAATCCGGCGGCCGTCGTCCCGTTCGTGTTGACGGCATCGCCCATCACGCTCACGGGCGCGGTGGATGTGACCGGCGAGATCGGCGTCGGCACCAGGTTTGACATCACGGCTGATCCGATCATCGTGTCGGGTGCGCTGGGGGTCAGTGGCGAGATCCTGGCGTCGTTCACCGTCGCCCAGCCACTCAGCGCCGCACCGACTGGCCGCCGCGTCCAGACCTCTGGCGGGCGCATGAACGTACAGACCACCCGACGCCCAACTTACCGAGGCGGTACACGATGACCCTGAAACTGATCACGGCGCCCGCGGCTGAGCCCATCACGCTCACCGAGGCCAAGCTGCACCTGCGCGTCGATCACAGCACCGACGACGACCTGATCACGGCGCTGATCGTAGCCGCACGCGAGCAGGCCGAGCAGCTGCTGGGCCGCGCGCTCATCACGCAGACCTGGGAGCGCGTGCTGGACGCATTCCCGGAATCTGAGATCGAGCTCGGCATGCCGCCAGTGCAAAGCATCACCAGCGTCATCTACGTCGACGGCGCCGGCGACGAGATCACGCTCGATGCCGAGGACTACACGCTCGACTCGAGCACGCTGCCGGGCTACGTGCTGCCGTCCGAGACGCAGGAGGTCTGGCCGGTCACGCTCGACACCGTGAACGCCGTGCGCGTGCGGTTCGCTGCCGGCTACGGCGCCAGCGGCGCATCGGTGCCGTCGAGCATCCGCCAGTGGATGCTCATTCAGATCGGCACCATGTACAAGATGCGCGAGGGCGTCGCCATCGGCGTCAGCGTGTCGGAGATCCCCAACCGCTGGGTCGACGGTCTGCTCGACCGCTACCGGATCTGGGGCATCTGAGATGCCGCTCAACGCAGGCCAGCTCGACCGCCGGATCACCGTACAGGCCCGGGCGTCCGGCAACGACGCACGCGGGCAAGCGAACGGCGCATGGACCGACAGCGCGACCGTCTGGGCCATGCCGATTCCCAAGCAAGGGCGGGAGTTCTTCGCCGCGAGCCAGTTGCAGTCTGAGCTGGGCTTCGCATGGCGTGTGCGCTACCGGACGGACATCACCGCGGCCATGCGCGTGGTCGAGGGCGACGACGCCTACGACATCCAGGCCGTGGTTCCCAGCTTCAATCGCGAGTGGCTTGACCTCATGTGCATCCAGGGGACAAAAGATGGCCGTTGAAGCGAAGGTGCTGGGCATCCCTGACGTGCGCGCCGCGCTGATGGGCGTGGTGCCGAAGCTGCGCGTCCGTGCGCTGCGCAATGCGCTGTCTGCCGGTGCGCGCCTGGTGCGCGACGAAGCCCGCCGTGCCACGCCCGTGCTGGCCGCGCCGATCCGCCGCAAGGGCATCGTGATTCGCAAGCCTGGCACGCTGCGCAAGGCCATCAGCGTGCGCACCAGCAAGATCGCGCGCCGCCGCGGCGATGTCGGCGTGTTCGTCAACGTGCGGCCGGCCAAGCGCGGCGCGCGTGGTGCGAACATGCCCGACGACCCGTTCTATTGGCGCTTCGTGGAGTTCGGCACCAAGTTCGCCGCCGCGCGCCCGTTCCTGACGGTCGGAGCCAAGCGCCTGGGTGATGCGCTGCAGGTGTTCATCGCCAAGATCGGCCCGGCCATCGACAAGGTCAACAAGGGCCAGACGCCATGAGCGCCGAGTCTGACTTCCGCGCGCTGCTCACCGCCTACGCTGGCCTGACTGCGCTGGTGCCTGCCGCGCGCATCGCGCAGAACGCCGTCGACCAGGGCGCACCGACCCCCTACATCGTCTTCACCGCGCAGCACACGCCCGACTACGGCCTGGACAACACGCTGCTGGCCGATGGCGTGACCTTCCGCGTCGAGTGCTGGGGCGAGACCAGCCTCAGCGCCGATGCTGTGGCCGACCAGGTGCAGCTCGCCATGCTGGCCGCTGGCCGCGTGTGCACGTCGCGCCAGACCGGCCTGGATCCCGAGCTGGGCCTGGATGCCACGATCCTGACTGCCGAGTGGTGGGCATGAGACCCGCCGCACCGTTTCCCCTCCCTGGCCCGCAAGACGCGGGCCTTTTCGTTTCTGCGGGCGCCGCCCGATCCCCTGAAAGGACTCTCCCATGACCACCATCGTCGGGCGCGATTGCAAGATCGAAGTCGCCCTCACTTTCGACAGCGCGCTGACCGTCACCGCGCTGACCAAGGCCGACCCGGGTGTCGCCACCAGCACCGCGCACGGCCTGACGGTCGGCGAGATCGGCTACTTCGTCGCCTCGGCCGGCATGGTCGAGATCGACGAGCAGGCCGCATACGTGTCCGCGCAGGACACGAACACGTTCACGCTGGCAAACCTCAAGACCACGAACTACTCGACCTGGACCGCCGGCACGTTCATCGCTGCCGCTTCCTGGGGCACGCTGAGCGAGGCCGCGGGCTACACGGTCGGCGGCGGCGCGGCGGCGCAGCTCGACGACACGCGCCTGATGGACGTCAAGACCCGCAACGTCGCGGGCCTGCTGGCGCCGCAGGACGTGACCGTGGACATCCGTAACCCGGTCACGCAGTCGTCCGCGCTGGACTTCATCGAGACCGCCGCGCGCGACGGCACCGCCTGCCTGTTCCGCATCACCAAGGGCGGCACCGTGCTGCGCGTCTTCTACGGCGTGCCCAGCGTGGCCGGCGAAGCCACGCAGGCCGGCGGTCTGGCCTCGGGTCAGTTCGGCGTCACCTGCGCCAACTGGGTGCTGAAGCCGAACGTCTGAGATGAGCGCACCGAACAGCTTTCTGGCCCGGCTGATAGCGGCGCGCGAGCGCTGGCTGACGCTGGACGACCAGCGCGAGGTGAAGGTGCGCCGTCCAGCCGAGGCCCGGCTGCCGGCGCTGCTCATGCGCGGCGACCTCGAGGACTACGCCGCGTGCGTGGTCGACTGGCGCGGCCCTGGGTTCACCGAGGCCGGGCTGCTGGGCGCCAAGCAGGCCAGCGACACGCGCGTGCCGTTCAGCCCAGAGGTCTGGCAGGCCCTGGCGCTGGACAACGTGCGGTGGCTGGCCGTCGTTTCGGCGGCGGTCAAGGACGACGCGACCGCCTTCCTGCAGCAGCGCGAGGCCGCGGCAAAAAACTGAAGGCCCTGCTGGATGCGCAGGCTGGCATCCAGTACGAGGGCGAAACCCATGACGAACCCGATGCCGACAGCCTGCTGGCCGTGCGCTGCTGGAACTTTCTCGCCACCGGCATGGGCGGCTTCGACTACGGCGGCCTGGACACCGTGGCCGCGCTGTTCGATCTGCCTGACGACCAGCTCGAGCTGCTGCTGTACCGGCTCGACCTGATCAAGCGCCACCGACCACCCACCGGACCCTCTAAGGACTGAACCCACATGGCACTCGGCACGCTGTCGATCGATCTGGAGGCCCGCCTCGGCGCGCTGCAGACGGGCATGGACAAGGCCGTGCGCCTGGCCGAGAAGGACGCGGCGCGCATGGCCCGCGCGTTCGATTCGGTCAAGGCCGTGGCCGGCGGCATCGGCGGCGCGCTGGTGGCCGGGCTCAGCGTCACGGCGGTTACCCAGTTCATCAGCCAGACGAACGCCGCGCTGGTGGCGATCAAGGATCTCAGCGAGGGTACGGGCTCCACCGTCGAGAGCATCAGCGGGCTGGAGAACGCCATCCGGGCCGGCGGCGGCGCGCTGTCCGACATCGCCCCGGCGCTGGTCAAGTTCAACGGCGCACTGAAAGAGGCAGACGGCAAGAACGGCATCAGCCAGGCGCTCAAGGCCATCGGGCTGGATGCTGCCGAACTGCGCAAGATCGACCCGGCCGAGGCGCTGCTGCAGGTGGCCCGCGCGTTGCAGGGCTTTGCCGACGACGGCAACAAGGCCCGGCTGGTGCAGGAGCTGTTCGGCAAGAGCGTGGCCGAGGTGATCCCGCTGCTGAACGACCTGGCCGACGCTGGGCTGGTGGCGAGCGACGGCATCAAGGAACAGGTCGAGCAGGCCGACAAGTTCGAGAAGAACCTCGCCAAGCTGCAGACCCGCGTGAACGATCTGGCGCGCGACATCAGCGGCCCGCTGGTGTCTGCGCTCAACAAGATGTTCGACACCTTCCAGGCCGGCCCGAGCGCCGACCTCGAGGTGACGCGCCGCCAGATCACGCTGCTGACGAAGTACATCAACGAGAACGGCAGCAGCGCCGCACTGCCCCAGATGGTGGCCCGGCTGAATGAGCTGCGGGCCCTGGAGCAGCGCCTCGGCAGCCAACTGCCGGCGGGCAGCGGCCGGCCGGCCAACGAGGGCGGCGGCGGGCTGGGCGGCAATCTGCGGCGCATCCCTGACCTGGCCGGTGCTGGCCGCGGCGGCGCGGGCGGTAGGGCCTCTGCCTTCAAGCCGACCGATTTCTCGGATCTTGGCTCTGGCGCGTTCGCAGACCTGGGTGTCGGCAACGAACTGCCGGCCGGTCTGCAGGCCGCGCTGAAAGCCATCGAGGCCACCGACATCAGCAAGATCGCCGCCCTGCGTGAGCAGCTGCGCGAACTGCTGGACCTGCAGGCGTCGGGCATCGGCGGCGCGGCAACTGCCGAGGCCATCGCGCGCACGCGCGAAGAGCTGGAGAAGATGGACCCCGCTGCGCAGAAGGCTGCAGAGCAGGCCCAGCGGCTGCAGGAGATCCTGAGCCAGACGCCCAGCGGTGCGTTTGCCTCGGTGCTGTCCGACATTGAGCTGATCAACGCCGCGTTCGACAGCGGCAAGATCAGCGCCGAGCAATGGGCCGAGGCCGTGACCAACGCCACCGGCCGCATCGGTTCGGCCGGCACGGCCACCGAGTCAACGAACATCGCCGCCAAAGAGTTGGGGATGACCTTTTCCAGTGCGCTGGAAGACGCCATCATCGGCGGCAAGGGCCTAAAGGACGTGCTGGGCGGGCTCGAGCAGGACATCATCCGCATCGTCACGCGCAAGCTGATCACCGAGCCTCTGGCCAACGGCCTGACCAATCTGCTGGGCGGCATCATGGGCGGCGCCAGTGGCGGCGGCGGTGGTGGCATCGGCGGCATCATCGGCAGCTTGTTTGGCGGCTTCTTCGCCGAGGGCGGCTACCTGCCGGCCGGCAAGTGGGGCATCGCTGGCGAGCGCGGCCCTGAGCCCATATTCGGCGGGCGTACCGGCTTGACCGTGCAGTCGGCCGGCGGTGGCGGCTCGATGCGCGTCATCAACAACTTCACGATCAGCGGCCCCATCGACCGGCGCACGCAGCAGCAGATCGCGGCCACCGCGGCGCGCGCTGTCGAGTCCGCCAGCCGTCGCAACAACTGAGCAGCCCATGGCCTTCATCGAGACGCCGCGCTTCCCCGACCGCATCGCCTACGGCGCGCAGGGCGGGCCCGGGTTCAGCACCGCCATCGCCACGCTCGCCAGCGGCCGCGAGGCGCGCAACGGCGAGTGGGCCTATCCGCGACACGGCTGGGACGTTAGCCAGGGCATCAACTCCCAGGCCGACTACGAGTCCCTGCGAGCGTTCTTCATGGCGGTCGGCAAGGGCCGGCTCAACAGCTGGCGCTTCAAGGACTGGGCAGACTTCCAGGCTTCGCACACAGGCGCCGAGGCCGGCGTCATGCTGGGCATCACCGGGACCACCTTCCAGATGGTCAAGCGCTACACCAGCGGCGCACAGACGCAGGACCGACTGATCCGCAAGCCCGTCGCCGCCGGCTTTGAGCTCAAGGACACGGGCGTCACGCTGACCCTGACGACCGACTACACGCTCGACACCACGACCGGCATCGTCACGACGGCCATCAGCCGCACGGCCGGCAACCTAACATGGGCCGGCACGTTCGACGTGCCGATGCGGTTCGACACCGACCAGCTGCGCGGCCGGATGGTGGCGCGCAACCAGCGCGACGGTCTGCTGCACGAGTGGGAAGGCATCCCCATCATCGAGGACACCGCAGCATGAGGAGCATCGGCGCATCACTGCTGGCGCACTACCAGAGCGGCAGCACCACGCTGGCATGGGGGCTCAAGATCACGCGCACCGACGCGGCGGTCTACGGCTTCACGAGCCACCAGCGCAACGTCACGATCAGCGGCACCGAGTACCTGTCCGGCCCCGGGCTGGACGTGCAGAGCCTGGTCAGCAGCGCCGGCATGGCGGTCGACAACACCGAGCTGACGATCCTGGCGGACGACATCATCTTCCTGGTGGGCGATCTGCTGGGCGGGCGCTGGAACAACGCCGCGTTCGAGCTGTTCCGGTTCAACTGGGCCGACCTGACCATGGGCCGCGACGTGATCGCCGCCGGCACGCTCGGCAACGTGCAGCCGCGGCGCGGCGCGTTCACGGTCGAGCTTCGCGGGCTTCAGCAGTACCTGCAGCAGGCGGTCGGAGAGGTCAGCACCAAGACGTGCCGCGCACGGCTGGGCGACTCGCGCTGCACCAAGGATCTGACGGCCTTCACCTTTACTGGGACGCTGACGGCCGTCACCTCGCAGCAGGTGTTCACCGACTCCTCGCGCGGCGAGGCGGCCGATTACTTCGGCGAGGGCCTGCTGACGTGGACCGGCGGCGAGAACGACGGCCTGACGGTCAAGGTGAAGTCCTTCTCCTTCGGTGGCCTGTTCACACTGAGCGTGCCCATGGTCGGCCTGGTCGAGATTGGCGACACCTACAGCGTCGTGGCCGGCTGCCGGAAGCGTCTCGGCGAGGACTGCCGCGACAAGTTTTCCAACGCGCTCAACTTCCAGGGCGAGCCGCATCGGCCCACGCTGGACGAACTCACGGCATCGCCAGAGGTCAACGTCGAATGACAACCCGCGCTGAGGTGGTGGCCGAGGCCAGATCGTGGATTTCGACGCCTTGGGTCCACCAGCATCGCACCAAGGGCATCGCTGTCGACTGCGCCGGCCTGGTCATCGGCGTGGCGCGGTCGCTCGGCCTGGTGCCGGCCGACTTCGACGTGCCGGCCTACAAGCGCCAGCCCAACGGCACGATGATCGACCTGTGCGCAGCGCACATGACGCGCGTCGATCAGGCGCAGATGCAGCCCGGTGACGTGCTGATCGTGGCGGTCGACATGGACCCGCAGCACATGGGCATCGTCGGCGACTACGCGCACGGCGGGCTGTCGCTGATCCACGCGGCCAGCACCGGCCAGCGCGGCGTGGTCGAGACGCGGCTCATGTTCGCCCGCAATCTTCGGTTCAAGGCGGCATTCGCGCTGCCCGGGGTGCACTGATGGCACAGCTTGTTGTCGGGGCGGTCAGCGCTGCAGTCGGGTTCGCCGTCGCCGGGCCGACCGGTGCGCAGATCGGGTGGGCCATCGGCACGGCCATCGCCGCACCCACGCAGAAGGTGCGCGGCCCGCGCCTGGACGACCTCAAGGTGACGGGGGCGGAGTACGGGCAGCCGATCCCATGGGTTCGCGGCCATCCGCGTGTGGCTGGCCAGCTCTGGTGGTCGAGCGACCGGCGCGAGGTCAGCACCACGACCTCGACCGGCAAGGGGGGCGGCGTCGAGCAGACGACCTACACCTACCAGGTCGACGTGCTCTACGGCCTGACCAGCAGCGAGATCCAGGGCATCTCCCGCGTCTGGAGCAACGGCAAGCTGATCTATTCGCGCCTGGACGGCACGACCACCGACAGCCTGGCCAACAGCGCAGGATCACAAAGCTGGGACCGAATCACCTGCTACACAGGCGCAGCGGACCAGCTGCCCGATCCGACCTACGAGGCCGCGGTCGGCGTCGGCAGTGCGCCGGCCTATCGTGGGCGCGGCACCGTTTTCATCGAGGGCCTGCAGCTCGGCAACAGCGGCCAGATCCCGAACCTGACGTTCGAGGTGTTCACCAGCGGCACCGAGACGCCGACGTGCGTGACCGCCGATGAGGATGTGCTGCTGCAGCTGTGCTTCGAGGGCGCGGACGGCAGCACGACGTTCACGGATTCCAGCGTCTACGCGCACACCGTCGTGCAGGGTGGCGCGTCGGAAATCGACACGTCGCAGTTTGCGTGCGGCACGTCGTCGTTGTACTGCATGCCTGCCTTCGGTTCGGCATCGGTGGACCTGGACGAGTTCGAGTTGTCGGACTTCACAATCCGGTTCTTCTTCAAGGCCAACCTCGACAACGACCGGGTCTACTGCGGGCGCATCACGAGCACCACGCACGGCTGGCGGCTGCGCTACGAGAACCTCAGCCAGCAGTTCGTTTTCACGAACTACCGGGTTCCGTTCACCGGCCCAGGCCCCGACGTCTTCACGAAGGGGTGGGACTACGCCGGCAGCAGTTTCGACTGGCACGAGATCGTGCTGGTGGTCATCGCTGGCGATCCCGTGCTGTACGTGGACGGCGTGCTGCTGGCGGTGTCTTCCGACAGCGGAAACGCCGAGATCACCTACGTCGACACCGAAGTGTTCTGCGTCGGCATGCCGCGGCCTGGCGCTTCCACGCTGCGCTGCAACGGCTGGTTCGACGACGTGCAGGTGATCACGCGCGCGCTGACTTCCGACGAGATCACGGGCGATTGCACATCGAACATCGACATCGTGGTTCTGGACAACGACACGCTGCAGGAGACCGTCGAGACCCTGTGCGAGAAGGCCGGCATGCCGGCTGGCACCTACGATGCGACGGCCCTGGCCAGCATCACCAAGCCCATCCGCGCGCTGGCCGTCAGCCAGGTCACGCCGGCCCGCACGGTGCTCGAGCAGCTCGCCGCGGGATATTTCTTCGAGGCATACGCCACCGACAAGTTGTATTTCGTGCCGCGCGGCGGCTCGGTGGTTCTGGATCTGCCCGCGAGTGATCTGGGCGCGGCTGAGGATCAGGCTGCCGAGGAGACGCTGCCGATCACCATCGCCAGCGATGAGCAAATCCCGGCCCAGATCGCGCTGACGTATGCCAACGTCGACGCCGACTACAACAACGCCACCGAGCACAGCGACCGGCTGATCAGCGGCGTCATCGACACGCGCACGGTCTCGCTGCCCATGGGCTTCACGGCTTCGGAGGCCAAGGGCATCGCCGACGCCATGCTGGCCGATGAGTACGCCAGCCGCGTGGCCGGTCAGGCATCGCTGACGCTCGCGCACTCGCGCCTGGTGCCCACCGACGTCGTGACGCTGACCTCGCCCGAAGGCGACCAGTACCGCGCGCGGCTGGTGCGCCGCACCGAGGGCAGGGTGCTGGTGTCCTACGAGTGGGTGGTTGACGACGCGACGGCCATCGTCAGCGCAGGCATCACCAGCGACGACTACACGCCCAGCATCACGGTCAACCTGCCCGGCCCGACGTCCATCGAGCTGCTGGACATTCCGATCCTGCGCGATGCCGACAACTCCCCCGGCATCTACGTCGCCGCCAAGCCCTCGCGCGGCACCTGGCCGGGCTACCAGCTGCTGCAGAGCATCGACAGCGGCGTCGAGTACACAGACGCTGGCACGGGCACCAGCCGGGCCGTGTTCGGCGAGACCACGACGGCGCTGACGACGTGGACCGGCGGGAACGTGTTCGATGAGAAGGGCAGCGTGACGGTCGACGTGGGCGCCACGCTCAGCAGCGCCACGCGCGACGATCTGCTGAACTCCGACGCCAACGCGATGCTGGTCGGCGATGAGGTCATCCAGTTCCGCACGGCCACGCTGGTCACGACCGGCATCTACACGCTGACGGGCCTGCTTCGCGGGCGGCGCGGCACCGAGTGGGCCATGGGTGCGCACGCCATCGGTGAGCGCGCCGTGCTGCTGCGCCCGGCCGGCCTGCTGCGCGTCGGGTATGACGCGGCCCGGATCAACATCGAGACGATCTACAAGGGCGTGACGCTCGGCAAGACGCTGAGCAGCGCCAGGCCGTCGACCATCATCGACACCGGCATCGCGCTCAAGCCGTTTGCGCCCACCGGCCTGCGCGTCAACACCTCCACGCCGGGCCTGTACACGGTGACGTGGGACCGGCGCACACGGCTGAGCTACCGCTGGCCCAGCACCAGTGCCGTGCCGCTGGGCGAGACTTCCGAGACCTACGAGGCCGATCTGCTCGACCTGACCGACGCCGTGGTCGACACCCAGACCGTGACCGGCGCCGCGGTGAGCTTCAGCACCGCCACGCGCACCGCCACGCTGGACGAAGGCATCGGCTACCTGAACACGATCAGCGGCGCGTACTACGGCATCCAGGCCGAGGGCTCCGGGCTGCGGTACGTGCTGCAGATCGACAGCGGCGGCACGGTGCAGGCCACGAGCTTCGCGCTGGGCGATGTGAGCTGGTGCCTGCGCGTCAACGGTGGGCAGATTTTCGCCACGGGTGACGTGCTCAGCAGCGGCACGCCGCAGACCGTGCTCAGCAGCACCATCTGGCGCCTGGACCCGGCCGACATCACCGCGGTGGCAGCCAGCTACGCGATGCCCACTGCGGGCGATGCGCACGGCATCTGGCACGACGGCACCAGCCTGTGGGTGCCCGGCTACGTCAGCGGCGATCTGCGCGAGCTGAACGGCACGACCCTGGCCAGCGTCGGCGCAACGCCGCTCGAGGTCGGCATCTGGGCCATCAGCGGCGACGGCACCTACCTGTTCATCACGAACATCGACACGGGCGACGTGTTCGCCTACGACCCGGGCGTCGGCGAGATCTGGCGCGTCACGCCGGGCAGCAGCCCGTTCGACGTGCTGGTGCGCTCGGGCTTCGTCTACGTGGCCTGCGCGGATCGCGTTGTCGTGCTGAACGCTGCGGACGGCACGACCGTGGCCGATCACGCAGCGACGATCCTGTCGGCCAGCTTCACGCCGGCCCTGGTGTCGTTCGGCTCCTACGTGTGCTTCCGGCGCACAAGCGGCTACGTGGCCTTCATAAACGCGGGAACCGGCGCCATCGACTTCGAGTCGAGCATCCCGGCCATCACGTACCTGTCTGGCGCTGACGGCAGCACGCTGTTCACCATCGCCAGCCCGACGCTCAGCTTCACCGACTACCAGACCTGGGGCTACGAGCTGAACACCACGCTGTCGGGCTTCACGGTCAACGTGTACCAGATCAGCGCCACGGTCGGCCGCGGCTACGTGGCAAGCATCACTCTCTGAGGACGACATGGCAGACAGCACCACCACGCTTGACCAGCTCAGCGCCGCCACGGCGAACAACGAGCTGCGGGTCAACGAGACCTTCGACGCGCACAGCCCGGCGAGCCTGTACGGGCGCCGGGCCAGCACCACCACCGGCCTGACCTGGGGCTACTACGGCGGGCGCCTCAACGGCACCAGCATCGCCAACGGCACCGTGACCCTGGCCAACGGCACGAATTACGTCGTCGCGCTCCGCAGCACCGGCGTCGTCAGCGCATCGACGGCGACGACGAACTGGAACAACGCGGGCGCCTACGTGCGGCTGTACCAGGCCGTCGCCGCCAGCAGCGTCGTCACCAGCTACCAGGACCACCGGCACGGCCCGCGCGGCGTGTTCGGCACGGGTGCTGCTGGCCGGCAGGCCATCTGGGTTCCGGCGCGCTCGATGTCGCCCAGCGCGACCGGCGGCTGCGCGGCCCTGGCCACCATCGCGAGCGCGGCGAACCAGCCCGACATCCAGACGCTGGACTTCGACACGACCACGCAGGAGTTCGCGCAGTTCAGCATCGCGATGCCGAAGCGCTGGGACTTGGGAACGGTCACGTTTCAGCCGGTCTGGAGCCACGCGGCGACGACGGTCAACTTCGGTGCGGTGTGGCAGCTGCAGGGCGTGGCGGTCAGCAACGACGACGCCATCGCGGTGGCATTCGGCACGGCGCAGACCAGCACCGACACGGGCGGCACCACGAACGACATCTACATCGGCCCGGAGTCGTCGGCGATCACGCTGGCAGGCACGCCGGCCGCTGAGGACATGGCCTTCTTCCGCATCGGCCGGGTGCCGGCGAACGGCAGCGACACGCTCGCCATCGACGCGAGGCTGCACGGCGTGATCCTGTTCATCAACACCATCGCGGAGAACGATCTGTGACCACGCCCGAGCCCGGAGCAAAGGAAGTCCTGGACGCGGTTCTGCGTGCCCAGGATCAGATTACCGCAGTGCGTGGCGAGGCCATCACCGCCGACGACATGAAGCAGGCCATCGAGCACGGCATCAGGGCCGCGGTGAGCGACCCTGCGCTGTGGTCGGCAGCCATTCGGGCGATGCAAGCGCATGCGAAGTCCGAAGCC